TTTTAGTGATGCTTCTAATGAAGTTAAGATTAATTTATTACCTTTTAAGGCTTATGAGGCGATCTGGAATGAATGGTTTAGAGATCAAAATACTCAAGCTCCTAGTGCTATTGATAAAAGTAAATATGGTAATGCTCAAGAAGCTGTTTTAGATGTAAATAAGGTTCATGATTATTTTACTAGTGCTTTACCTGCTCCTCAAAAAGGTGATTCAGTTCTTTTACCTTTAGGTGAGAGTGCTCCTGTTCTTGCTGGTGATACGATTAATAATTTTGATAAGCCTTTGAAATGGCGTCAAGCTGCTGGTACTATTACTGGTGCTGCTCAGCTTGGTATTAAATCTGGTGGTGAGACTTCTCAAAGTGGTTCTTTTTCAACTTCTAATAATAGTATTGCTCCAGCTAATTTATATGCTGATTTAGCTGCTGCTACTGCTGCTAGTATTAATTCAATTCGTTTAGCATTTGCTTTACAAAGATTTGCTGAAAAGCAAGGTCTTGGTGGTACTCGTTATCGTGAGGTTCTTAAGTCTTTCTTTGGTGTTACCATTCCTGACTTGACAGTGCAAGTTCCTGAATATTTAGGTGGTTTTAGAAAGCCTTTGAATATTACTCAAGTTTTACAAACTAGTGAGACTTCTACAACTCCACTTGGTACTACTGGTGCTTTTAGTAATACTGGATTTAATGATACTGGATTTACTAAATCTTTTAATGAATTTGGTATTATTATGTGTGTGGCTTGTGTAAGAACTATGCAGTCTTATTCTCAAGGTATTCCTAAGAAGTTTATGAGAAATAGAAGATTTGATTTCTATTGGCCTACATTTGCTAATTTAGGTGAACAGCCTGTTTATAAGGTTGAGCTTTATGCTAAAGCTAACCCTAATGGTAAAGATGGTGCTGTTTTTGGTTATCAAGAAGCTTGGGCTGAATATAGATATAATCCTTCTTTAATTACTGGTTATTTTGCTCCTGACGCTGGTGATACAACTTTAACTGCTTGGACTTATACTAATAATTTTACAGCTAATCCTGTTCTTAATAGTGATTTTATGAAGCAACCAGCTTCTCAAGTTGATGATACTTTAGTAGTTCAAGATTCTAATTATCAATATATTGGTGATTTTGAATTCTTTGTTAAGTGTGTTAGACCTATGCCTCTTTATAGTATTCCTGGTTTAATAGACCATCATTAATGAGGTGATTTTATGGCTTTAATTACTGCTGCATTATTAGGTTTAGCTGCATTGACTAGTGCTGTTATTGCGAATACAGTAGTTCCTCGTTCTCAAACTCAGAATCAGGATTGGGAAAGTTCAGAAGCTGCTATTAATAGACAGTTTCAATCTCAAGAAGCTCAAACAGCAAGACAGTTTAATGCTGATGAAGCTCAGAAGCAAAGAGATTTTGAAAAAGAAATGTCTGATACTTCTATTCAAAGACAAATTGCTGATATGCAAGCTGCTGGTATTAACCCTGCTAGTATTGGTTTAATGGGTGGTGCTTCTACTCCTTCAGCTGCTTCTGCTTCATTTGGTTCAGCTCCTTCTGGTTCAATGGTTTCAGCTTCTCCTTCTAATACAGGTTATATGATGAATTTATATAATAGTGCTGTTCAGGCTGCAATGGCTAAAGATAGAAACTTTACTAATGCTTCAATTGCTGAAATGTATGCAACTAATTCTAGACAAATGCGTGAAGCTTCGGATGTGATTCGTAAGACTGCTTACGATTATCGTACTGATAAATGGGCTAGAAATAAAGAATTTAATTCTGGTAAATATGACAAAGTCTTTAATGGCTTTGAAGAATTATAATTGATTTGTTGTCAGTCAACCTATGTTCTTACTTGATTATTATAGGTTGACTGACTACACAAATAAAGAAAGTGGTGATATTATTTGTGTTTAAGAAATATTTATTACCCTTTGGTTTTCTTACCTGATGGTAAAAGAAAAGTTATGTTGAATTATGGTGTAAAGGTAGTTGATAGAGAGAGTTTCGACATGGTTCGTACTTATTCGACTGAATTTAAGCTAGCTAAATTTGGTATGTCTAATTATGCCAGTTTAAATAATTTATATCTTAATGAACAAATAGAAAGGATTGATAAAATGATTCAAATACCTTGTGGCTGTTGTCGTGAGTGTTTAGGTGATAATTCTAAACAATGGGCTTTTCGTATTTTAAAAGAAGCTGCTCAGTATGAAAATAATTATTTTATAACTTTCACTTATAATGATGAAAATTTACCTTCTGATAGAATGCTTGATACTGATTTTTTTACTGACATCAATAAAAAATTGAAGACTTATTTAACTAGAAATGGTTTAAAAAGTGATTTTAGATTTTATGGTGTTGGTGAATATGGTTCTCATACTGCTAGACCTCATTATCATTGTATTTATTTTAATTTAGATTTAGAAGATTTGCACTTTGAATATATAGATAAAAATCATAATCTTCATTTTAGTTCTAAGTTACTTTCTCAAGTTTGGCAAAAAGGTTTTGTTGATATTGGTTCTGTTGATATTGGTAGTGCATGTTATGTTGCTAGATATTGTGATAAGAAAAGAAGATTAAACAAAACTGAAAAGGCTGATTTAATTGAAAAAGGTATTGTTCCTGAGTTCTCCAGAATGTCTAGGCGTCCTGGTATTGGTGCTAGTTATTTAAATGAAGCTTATGATAGATTTATTGATGGTAAATATTATGATATTGAAAAGGGTAAGACTTTTAAGTTTCCATTGTATTATACTAAGAAGCTAAAAGATATGTTAAAAGATACTGAAATTTTACAACGATATGAAGATAGTGCTAAGCGTTCAGCTAATATAGTTATGGCTACACAATTAGAGTTATCTGATATGGTTGATTTAGAAGCTTATAATAATAGTAATGATAAGATTCATACTAAAAGAAGTTTATAAGCTTCTTTTTTAGAGATATTTGTAGTCATTTAGTATTGACTGACTACATATACTTAAGTATAATTAATTTGAGGTGATAATATGTTTAAGTTTTTTAAAAATTATGGTGGTAATGATTTTCTTCCTTTATTTGATGAAGAAAAGGGTAAGTATGTTAATTATGAAATTGATATTCATGATTTTGCTTCTTTAACTCTTAAATATCGTTATTGTTTGTTTAGTTTATCTAATTATGAAAAATTCATTAAAGTTCCTTCTGGTTTAGTTTGTTCTATAATGTTTAGACTTTATGCTCTTCCAGATAATGCTGATTCAAGTGATGTTCCATCTTATTTAGTTATTGAGGTTTATAAAAATGAGTGATTTATTAAGTTATGGTAATTTAAGGGGTTCAATGATGTACCAAAGATATTTTGATAAGTTAAAGGATTATTTAAGATTTTCTCAATATGATATTGATAGTATTGTTAAAGGTAGTCATTGTGCTTATGATTTAATGAAAATGCAAGGCTATAAATTACTTTCAATGATTCGTACTCTTGAAATAGTATTGGTTGAAGATAAAAATGCTTTTAGTGAGGAAGTTAGGGCTGTAAATGGTCGTATATTAGAAGTGATTCATTTTGATTTAGATAGATTTTTACATAATGATAGAGAAAGGTTGTTAGGTATATGTCGTGATTTAGGTATAAAAGATTTAAAACAAAATAGACAAATTTAATTATTTAGGTTAAAATTATCTAAAGGAGGTGTTTCTATGCGTAAGAGAGTTAGACGTTCTTTAGATAAGAAGATTTTTAAAAGAACAGCAACGAGAGTGCGTAAAGCTAATTTAGTTGCTGGCGTTATGCGTGGAGGTATTAGGTTATAATGCAAGAACAATTTGATAATTCAGTTAAGCTTTATTCATTAAGAGATAAAAATACAGGTATCTGCTCTATGTATATGACATCTAGAACAGATAAAGCTTGTATTGATTCTTACATTGGTTATATTAATGATATTTTTAAGTCTTTAAAAAAGGAAAAAGAGAGAGTTCAGTTTTTAAAAGCTGTTCATGGTTCTGATATTGTAAGAATTTGTAAAATTGATGAAGTAAATGCTAAGACTGAAAATGATTTTCAACTATTAGTTGATTTAAATGGTTTAGAAGTTAATATTGAAAAAAAGGAGAAAAAATAAAAATGGAAAAAGTAAATAATGAAACTGGTGAAGTTTCTAAGGTTATTTTTAAAGGTATGTGGAATCATACTAAAAAGACTGGTCTTGATTATTCAAGAAAGTTAGAAAAAAGATTTGTTGAAGTTCCGCCTTATGCTACTGATATTGAAACAGGTAAGATTCTTAATAAGACTAGTGAGCCTATTTTAATGGAAGATGAGCCTTTTGATGTTGATGAGTATATTCAAAGTTTTAAAGATGAATGTGATATTTATACTATTTTAGAAAAATTTGCTTTGACTGGTTGTACTGATTCAACACTTATTAATAAAAAAGTTATGTCATTTGGTGATATATCTGAACTTCCTGATAATTTTAATGATTTAAATAAATATTTTGATGAAGCTAATTCTAAAATTAAAGAATTTAAAAATGATATTGCTAAAGATATTATTGATGATTCTAAGAAAACTTCTGATATTGTTGATTCTATGATTAAAGCTGATGAAGCTGCAAAGGCTGCTGAAGCTGCAAAGAAAGTTGAGGTAAAGAAAGATGAGTAATTTTTTAGATTCAATTAATAGATTTGCACAAAGTCCAGTTGGTTTAGATATTGGTCGTTCTAAATTTAATAGACCTTTTAATCATAAGACTACTTTTAAGAGTGGTAAGTTGATTCCTTTATATTGGGATGAAGTTCTTCCTGGTGATACATTTAAAGTTGATATGGCTGGTGTTGTACGTTCTATAACTCCTGCAGTTCCTGTTATGGATAATTCTTTTCTTGATGTCTTCTTTTTCTTTGTTCCTAATCGTTTAGCTTGTGCTCACCCTAATGACTGGGCTGAAGTTTGTGGTGAAAATAATGCTGGTTATTGGGCTCAAGCTGCTGAAAAAACTCTTGATAATACTGGTAATATGTCTTTTTTATCTTCTATTACTGATAATGATAATAGTAAAGGTATTGAGCCTTGTTCTTTAGCTAATTATCTTGGTTTACCTGTTTTATCTTATAATGAAATTGGTG